CCCGTCTGGGCGTGGCACGGAGTTCTTCGCAGACTTCGACGCATGGATTAAGGAGTCAACGCTGAAGCAGTCGAGCATCAGCGCACTCTATGAGCAATGGATAGCGCAGGGATGGTTGCACGTCTCGCCTGGCGACATCTTCCAGCCGTCGCTCTTCATCAACCGCTTGGACGAACTCATCAAGAAAGGCTGTCAGTTCATGTATTGGGGCTATGACAAGTATCAGTCGAAAGACCCCATTAACACCCTGAAAGCCTACTTGCAGAGCGCGTGGGGCATAGCGAACCCAGACCCATACATTCAGGTAGTGAGTCAGTTGAACAGCGAGTTCAACGCCCCGACTGATGACCTCTTTGCCGCGATGTTTGCGCCCGTGCCGTTCATCAGCTTCAGCCACAATCCCATGTGGCCGTGGTGCTTCGGCAATGCCGCGCTGGAGATTGACGGGCGCGACAACAAGCGACCCGTGAAGCGGAGCCAGTCTGACAGTTGCAAGGTTGACCCCGTACAAGCGTTGATAATGGCGTTAGACCTGTATGAGAGGTATGAGGGGACGCTGCACTAAAAACTTTCCAATATTGAAAGAATTGACAAGAATTTGAAAGAATTAGTAACTATGACAGTAGAACAATACGACCAATTCAGAGAGGTCATCAGAAAGAAAGGCTATAAGCAGTACAACCACCCCGGCACGATTCACAATGAGTCGTGGTACTTCTACAAGGGCTTTGCCCATACGGAAGACGAGGACGGCGAAAGTTCGCCAGGCTATCAGGTGATTTTCTTGGTGTGGGACTATCGCAACCATCGCGTCGAAATACCCATGCCGCAAGAAATGACAATGGGCATCACTCCGCTCATACAGACTCAGAACCATGAGTATGAGCGCATCGACCTCGAAATCACCGACGACAAGGTGATGGACGTTGACAACGTGGAGCAATTTGCACACGACTTTTATTTCAACTTCTTACTGATTCACAACCTATGAAGCCATTAACGTTCAAAGGCTTAGACCCTGATGACTTGCACACCTGCCAACACTGCCAGCACTCGTTTCACGACATCGGCATGTGTCGGAAGGTGTGCGCCAAGTCGGGACAGCCCATCGCACCGATGGACTATATTCAAGTAAACGACTGCGAGGAATACAAGTCGCCGTATCTATCCGACTACCGACGAAGAAAGGATTTGGAAAACCAATTAAAGAACAAGGAACTATGATTATCATCGAGACAAAGACAGGGCCTCACATGATCAATGAGCGTGAGACCATTGGCTGCTCATTCGACAAAGCGAAGGGTGAAGCCATCGTGACGTACAACCGAGACCCGCGTGAGGTGGTGAGCTTTCACGAAGGCACACCGATAAGCAGAACGGAATATCCAAGTGTTACGTTTACCGATGTCGAGGACGTGATATACGTCACCGACCAGAACACGGGCAGCTATCATTATAATGGCAGCGAGATAGAACGCTTGCAAGAAGTGGTAAAGAATGACATAAGCTATCAAACCGACCTTATGGTCAAGTGCAATCAGCAAGCGGCAATCATCGAAGAGTATGCTTTCTTCCTGCGTCGTGTGTCACCACATCAGCAATGGCACAAGTTTATGAAAGAAGAGCTTGAATTGCTTGATAAGAAAGTACGCGAAAAATTCCCCAAGTTTGACGTTTATTTCGGACGTAACGACGACAACTAATTTATATAACTATGGCAAAAACAGTAAACAACCAACGGGCAGGGCTTCGGATCTGCCCTTAATGATTGAAGGAATTATGATAGTAGATAGCATGACCCACGAAGAGGTCTACAAGGAACTGGAGCTTGACCGCGAGGCTTACAGCCGATGGTGGCGGCACCAGCTGAACGATATGAAGAGGCCAATGCTGAAAAGCACGACGTTTCCGCGTCACGTCTGGCGGGAATACACATCGCCGAGACGTAACAAATACCTGTTCTTCACCCGTGTCTTCGACAAGCGGATGAAGGCAATGTTGACCGGCATCGCGGCCCTGCGGAAGACCAACGACGGGATGACGATATACACCACTTGGCTCGACCGCCAGAAGCTCATCTCGCCGATGGTGCTCATTCCGCACATGTGGAAGCGGTATGCAGAGCGCGTCGGTGTTGATAAGAAAGGCATCGACTTGGTAAAGCACTACTTCATTCACAACGCCAACGGCAAGGATTCGCACAACCAGCGTGCCGTTGGCCGAAGCGTGCGATACAACGGTGAGGAACACTTGGCATGTTGCGTCAATGAAGGTGTGCTGCTGGGTCAACAGTACGGCGATATGTTTGTTGCCCGCACATTCATCACCTACGACATGTGCTGTGGCCAACAGCAGCAGGAGTTCGAAGGGTGCAAGCGGCAGATACTGACCGACCGCGAGATGTATGAAGAAGCAAGAAAATTTTATTATTAAGCATTATGACAAACAAAGAAGCAATCGACCGCTGGGCGGAGCAGATCATCCCAGCAACGGATTTATAACTACAACAAATTAAACGGATTAAACGGATTATGAAACAAAAGAAACGAGTTTATATCAGTGGGCCGATGACGGACCCGAAGACGGGAAAGGTGAGTGCGGAGAACCTGCTTCTGTTTTGGCGGGCAGAGGACTTGCTGCGCGATCATGGTTATGATGACGTGGTGAATCCCGTCAGGGTGTGGACATGCAAGTTCCCGTGGTTGTATCGGTTGTTTGGCTACCGGCTGACGCTGCTGTATGATATATGGTTGCTGATGCGGTGTACGCACATCTATAAGTTGCCGCGCTGGCAGCAGTCGCGTGGTGCGAACATTGAAAGTTGTGTGGCGTACCACTTTAAGATTTGGCCGGTGCGCCAGAAGGTCATCGACGCCATCAACAAGAAACTGGAGAACATCATTAAAAATAACGAAAACCAAAACCAAAACGAAAAATAGTATGGATAAGCTAACGAAAGATTTCATGAAGTTCGAGGGCGTGCTGGTCATCATCCTCGGACTGTTGGTGCTGTGGGCATTGTGCTCGTGTACGAAGACGGAGTATATCACGGTGGAAAAGGTGCGGAATGATACGACGTACATCAATAAGGTACAACGGGATAGTATCTATCTGCATGACTCGACATTCGTGAAAGTGGCTGGTGATACGGTGTGGATTGAGCGGTGGCACACCAAGTGGCAAAACCACGTGGAACATGACACCGTGTATAAGGCCCGCACGGACTCGGTGCCCGTCCCCTACCCTGTCACGAAGTATGTGGAAAAACCGCGCTCGACGTTCGAAAAAGGAATCATGGGCGTGGGTATCCTCTCCATCATGGCTCTGGTAGTCTTCATCGCATTCAAACTGAAACGTTTCTTACCATAACCGCTATGCTGATAGACTATAACAATCCGAACGATGCGTGGTTCAGGAATCACGACCTGACACCCGACGACCAGATACGGATGGGATGCTTCCAGATGTTGGCATTCCTCATTATCCTGTTGGCTCTACTGTCGCTGTGCATCCTGCTGCGGTAAACCCGCGGCGACGTTTGGCACGAATGGTAGAACAAATAATCAAAACGTAGACAATTATGGATTTGAAAAAGGTTTTATCATTCGTGCTCCTGTTTTTGTGGGTAATGGGTATAGTGGGCGGAATAGGTTGTAGTTTCTACTGCTACGCATATCCGTGTGCAATAGGTGTGGTGGTTGCCGCTTGGCTGTCGTGGCCAAAGGTGACTGAGTTGTTTCACAATCTGACGGACTAACGGCGTATGGAAATCACACTCGAAGCAATCATCTCGTTCATCGGCTTGTTTCTGAGTGGCGGTGCCGGTGCGTTTTTCACATGGAAATGGCAGAAGCGCAAGGCCAAGGCAGAAGCCGAAAAGGAAGAGGCTGAAGCCAAGAACGCTGCGATGGACGCGGTGAAGAACATGCAGGAAGCGTATGAAAAGATGTTTGAAAACGTGAACAAATATCTGGACGATGCAACCATCAAGGTGGACGGCATGAGGAAAGAGCGCGACTACTACCAGCAGCGCATGGAAGAAACGCAGGAAAAGTTCGACAAGTTTAACCGCACGGTGATGGATTGGAAGCAGAACACTGACGATACCATCGACGATTTGAAACGCAAGGTGGCACGTAACGGACGGCAGATCGAGATGATGCGCCCTTTTATGTGCGGAAAGCTCGATTGCAGCATGCGTCAGCACGTAGTACTATCGGAAGACGGCACGGTTAAGACCAAACGACCGCAAAAGAAGGCCGGTACAGTGGTCAGCGGCGGAACCGCTGACGCCCCCGAAAAACCTGCCGACATTGAACCCATAAACAGCGATGATCTATGAACACCTATCTCAGTAGAAACTTCACCCTCGAAGAACTGTGCGCAAGTGCTACCGCCAAGGCGAAGGGCATCCGCAACAACCCAGGGCAGACGGACATCGTGAATCTGTGTGCGCTGACTCATCAGATATTGCAGCCTTTGCGCAATGCGATGGGCGAACCCATTAAGATAGGCAGCGGCTATCGCAGTCTGGCACTCAATCGTGCCGTTGGCGGTGTCAGCAACAGTCAGCACATGAAGGGCGAGGCGGCAGACCTCTGCATTGACGGCGACATGGAAAAGGGTCGCAAGTGGTTCAACTGGATAGCCAAAAACTGCGAGTTCGACCAACTGATTTGGGAACACAACACGAAGGGCTCCTACTGGGTCCACGTCAGCTATCGTGCAGACGGGAAAAACCGCCACCAAGTCATCAATAACTTACTGAAGAAATAGCGGCTTGCGGCATAAATAAAAAATAATAAATAAAAAATAAAGGATAGATGTCCAAGAATTACAGCATCACGTTCAAGAGCCTGCGGGCTGGTACCACCTATGTCGTGAACATTGGCGGTGGCACTGGTGCTGCCGTGCCGCTGAAGGGCGGTGCGCAGCCATTTACCACCGAGGAGGACGGCGACGAGGACATGTTCAAGCCCATTCGCACACAGTCGGGCTATATTCGCATTATGGACGACGGGCGCGACTATAACGGCAACGTGATAGACGCGACGATGGGCGCGAACTGGTGGCAGGACCTGATGCCGGCGACGGACACGAGCAGGCCTGTGACGCTGACGGCTAACGGAACGGTGGTTTGGCAGGGATTCATGCAAGCACAGAACTTTGGCGGTGTGCTGTATGGCAACCCGCAGGAGCGCGAGTTCCCCGTGCAGTGTCCGCTGACCATATTGAGCACGCAGCAGCCGACGACGCAGGACATTCAGATTCGGTCGTTTGCCTATCTGATAAACCTCATAGTGACGATCCCCGCCACACTGTCGAGCGATGCCGTCGGGTTCGATTATATCAAGGTACAGGGCGGCATGGACGCGCAGCAGTGGTTGATGAAGAAGTTCGACTGGCAGAACCTATTGAGCGACAGCAGCAACAACGACATCACGCCGCGTTACAATATGTTCGAGGCGTTAGAGGACATCTGCCGCTTCTGGGGATGGACGGCGCGGACGGTGGGCAGGACGCTGTATCTGACGTGCACTGACGACCAGGTAGAGCAGACGTGGCTCGAGATGACCGCCTTGGAGTTAGCCACGATGGCTGGAGGCTCGACGGCAGGCACCACCAGCGGAACGTTCGCGACGAAGGCGCTGACGGGCGACATCTTCGCCAGCACCGACAACGACGAGACAACCATGCGCGGTCCGAACAAGGCCGTAGTCAAGGCCGACTGTAACGAGCAGGACACCGTGACGCAGTTTGCGCCTGGCACCGTCGAGTTGCAGATGGAGGGAATATCGCCGGGCTATGAATGGGTGCAGGGTGAAAACGATCTGACGGGTTATTTCACGACGCAGCGCCTTGCCAGCTTCGACTCACTGACATTGAAGGGTACGGCGACATCCGACGGCGGATTCTATCGCAGGCAAATCTATTCGGAGGGCGACCAGCAGGAGGCCGAGGTGTGCGACATATTTGCATTCAGCAGCAGATATATATCAGGCAATGATCCTATGATCAGCATTCAGACCAAGGAAGTGATGGCTTTCTCGGGCGGTTCGCTGAGTTTCAGCGGTTCGGTATGGATAGGAGAAAAGAAATGGAACTGGAGCGACGGCAACGATAGAATTATTGCCCGTATCGGCATTGGCATGACCCGTGCGAGTGCTGTATGGTATTATCAGACGCTTGATTTAAGCCGCATATTGGATTACGGATGGAGTAATACCGAGCAAGAAATAAATCTGTTGGTGTCGAGTGGTAGCATTCAGGGAGTTGTGTCTCGTAATCGCGACCCAGATGAAATCCCCGAGAACTACCGAACCATCCAGGCAATCCCCATCGACGACAATATATCGGGCTATGTTTTTGTCGATTTCCTCGGCATGTGTCACGAATGGACCGAAGACCAAGACAGTTTCGAGATAGGCGACTTTGCCATTCATTTCTCGCGCGACTCGGTGTATATCCCCACAAGTGCAGGAGAACCACGTCCAAGAACGATGACGAAGAAGCGCGTGTCGACGAAGGAATACACATCGTCGAACCCTGCTAACGTGGAGAATGCGCAAAACGTGGACCTGATATATGCGTCGGATAATAACATGGAGTACGGCTACGGGCTGGTATTGAACGCAAACGGTTCATTCATGGCGACGGCGAAGTATAACGGCAACACGAGTGACGAGCACCCCGAGCAGCACCTGGCCAACCGCATCACGTCGTACTGGCAGACGTCGCGGCGCAAGCTGACGCCCGAACTGCGTACCGACGTGGTGGGCGACTTCACGCCCCAGCACTACGTGACGCTGGAGAACCAGACGGGCCACTTCTCGCCGTTGGCCGTGACGCGGCAGTGGCGTGATGACGTAACGATAGTATCATTAGTAGAAATGCCATAACGATATGCAATTATCAAGAGACGCGATACAGAGAATGACCGAAAGCGGCGTCGGTGGCGGCAGCAGCTTCGACCCGTCGGTGCTGGGCGGTCTGGCCTCGCAGTCGTGGGTAGAGAACATCTACGTCAGCAAGGCATTCTTCAACACGCTGTTCACAGTGAACGGCACAGAAAAGGTTGAGACGAAAGCCCCCGGTGCCACGACGTGGACGGTGGTGTCGACGACGGCCATCGTGATGTCGCCGAACGAGACACCCTCGCAAGTCGAGGTGGAAGACGAAACGACACACGTCATCACCCGCACCACCCGCAGCATCACCAACATCGAGATCAAGACCGGCGCATGGACCAACTCGTTCCTCAGCGCCTTGGGACTGAACAGCGCAGGCGGTGGCGGTGGCGTGACGCTGAACGAACCGCTGGCCAGCATCAATACCGCCAGCCTTGGCAGTCCGACGGCAGCCGGGCAGGTCATCACCTGGAACGGCTCGTCATGGGTGTACGATATACCCAGCGGCGGCGGTGGCTCGTCGACGCTATACGGACTGACGGACGTCAACATCAGCAACCCGACGAACGGACAGGCGCTGGTGTATAATGCCACATCGCAGAGGTGGGAGAATCAGACCATCGGTGGCGGTGGTGGTGGCGGCACGCTTACCAGCATCGGGCTCATCATGCCGACAGGATTCGCAGTCAGTCCGTCCACGCTGATGGCAGACGGCGACTTCACGGTATCGTTTGCAACTGGGTATGGTCTGCCACTGACGGCTGACGTGGCAAAGGGTGTGACGGCCTACGGCTGGGGCAACCATGCCAACGCAGGCTACCTGATGGAGTCGACGTTCAACAACTATCTGTTCTGGGGTCAGTCGATTAATAACGGCGTAGTGCAGGGCTCGATAGACGCAGGAACCAACGGCGGAGCCATTACCGGATTCCATTCTATTGAACTGAACACAGAAGGTTCTCTGAGCGGCTATGGCGGTTATATTGACTTCCACTACAACGGAGCTCTCTCCGACTACACCGCACGCATCATCGAAGCGTCGCCCGGTGTCGTTCGCATCTACGACAAGTTGCAGATCGGCGATGCCGTCATCGAATGGGACTCGACGAACCAGTGTCTGAAAATCAACGGCGGTGTTTATGCAACCAGCTTCGTGAGTGCGCTGGGATTGTCGTCGAACTAAAACGAAAACGATATGTCATACGATAGCAGCAACAAAGTAATCAGTGCGCCCGTCAGCGTGGAGGATGCCAAGCAGTGCGTCCCCGTCACGCTGTCGCGCACGGTCAGCGGCGAACCACAAACGAAGCAATCGTCGGACGTCGGAGCGCTGTGCGGTGCGGTAGTCGGTCAGACTATTCCCGCCACAGATGCCAACGGTCCGTGGACAGTAGCCCGTGAGCGCATCAACAAGTGGGCGAAATACAAGCCCGTGCGTTTGGCCGAGACAGACACCACATCACAGCTGAAGGCCGACAAGACATGGAAGACTCCGAGCGAGCTGCCAGCAGGTGTGACACCATGGTGGAAGGGCACGAGCGGCAACTGCGGCATCACCTTCGCCACGTTTGGCGACATCGAGACCAGTCTGAAGGCAGCCATCGACAACAAGACCACCATCTGGGGCTACGAGAATGCCAACCAGTTCTTCCGACTGATTGACTTCAACGAATACCACCACGAGGCGCTGCCTCCGACCTATGCCGTGTCGGCCAGCACAGCCCAACTGAAGGCAGGCTCGACGCTGAAGATCATGGTGGCCACATCCATCGACGACGGATATTCGGTGCGTTTTTCCGATATTGGCTCGTTCAATAACTACTACCATACGGCAGCCATCTTCGACGGCAGCGGCAATCTGAAGCTGATACACTCGGCCCCGAAGACCGTCGGACAATATGGCGACGGCGAGACCATCGAGATAGAGATACCATGGAACAATGGTTCGTATGGCTACGACGGTATCCTTCAGGAGAACCAGACGTACTACACATACGTTTTCATCTCGTCGGCATCGTACACCTGTCAGACAGCAGAATATGTCGGCGATTACACCTATATCCCCATGCCGTGCGGTGAGGCCGACTACGGCATGCAGCCCGCGTCGTTCTTGTGCAAGGCTGACGTGAAGTGGGCTACCATCACGTCGTTCTGCAACAGCGGCGAGCGTCTGGTCAACTGGACTGTGGACATGTACGGCAACGGCAATCAGGTGCAGGGTGTGCTTCGTCTGATAGACATCCAGGGCAACATCGTCGTCACTGGACAGGTGCAGCAAGTGATTAACCTCAATTTCTCGAATGGTGAGCAGACCATGAACGGCATCACCGTAAAAACCACCGTTGGTAGCGTAACGGCAGGTGACGGTACGACTGGCTACGAAATGACGAATGGTAATGATCCACGCGTAACGCTGGCACTGCCCACGGACAATCCAGAGGCATACTTAGTGGAATTCGTATGTCTTGGCGTCGACACCGTTCGCGCCGGCATCGGACACGATATTAATCCAAACGTTTAAATATCAGGAACTATGAAGAAAGTAGATTTCAGAAAGATCATGGCTGAGAATATCGACGGCGAGGTGCTGCCGTTCGACATTGCAGCCGAGTTGGGAAACGGGATGTACATGCGTGGCATGAACATCGAGGAGTGCGAGCTGGGACGCACCATCTATAAGACCAGCAAGCTGAAGCCCGGCGATGACACGGCGGTGGAGTTGAGCGACGAGCAGGTGAAGATCGTGCGTCGGTATATGTCGCAGTTCCCGATGTTTCTTCGCAAAGGATTGGAAAAGCAACTATCATAGCATTCGCTTAAACACAGCGTCGTGATGACGCAGCACTTAAGATTATTGTAATATTCATAGCAGTTTGTAGTTTTCATAAACTTTAGTTTTTTAGGTTTTTTAGTTAGATGTTATATGAATAGATAGAAAATTAACCACGGGTGCAGCGGCACCGAGACGGGACGGGTGAGCAGTGATGCTTGTCCGCCCCGTTTTTTATGCCCATCAGTAAACCCCAGCCGCTTTTTGTCGGTATCGTAAAGGACAAACAAAATCAGATATGAAGATATTATCTTTGGATTTCATTAAGCAGCACAGCAGGATAGACTACGACTGCGAGGATGACTTGCTGGAATTGTATGGCGATTCGGCGGAGGAGACGCTGGCGCAGTACCTCAACAGAGGGAAGACGGTGGGCGAGATGGTGGCGGACCTAAAAGAAGTGTACGGATATATTCCCGCCCCGCTGTACCATGCGGCTTTGATGCTGGTTGACATCTCGTACCAGTACCGAAGCCCCATCAGTCCGACCAACGTGAGCGTTGTGCCTTACACCTTCGACATTCTTGTGAAACCTTATATGAAACTTTAGCGATATGGATAAGACAAGGATATTACAACAGGGCGAAGAGGCAAAGTTCAAGATTGAGATTGCCGACTTCTCGATGGAGGATAATGAGTTCTCGGTTCAATTATCATGGGGTTACCGCCGTAACGTGATGACCATCGAAAAGAACCAGATGTTCCAAGGGCCTGATGGCAAGTGGTACTTTGTGTTTGATACCGATGACATGAGCGGACGCGTGACGGCATTGTGTACGTGGCGCGTGCCTGATTCGGACTGTGATGACGGTTTCCGCGAAGAGACCAACGAGCAATACCTGTGCTTCGTGGCTACGACACCGTGCCCGAAGTTCGTTTGTTGTCCGAGTTGCGACGACAGCTACCAGCCCGTGACATACACTCGAACTGAGATCAGCAGCATCGCCGATTCTTACGCATATCTCGAAACCAGCGAGGGTGACAAAATCATCTCGTGCGACAATGAAATCATCCTGGTACTGAAGGAAGAAGTGACGGAATAATAACTAAAAGATATAGAATATGGATACCACTTACAGATTGACCCAAAAGGGTTCGGAGGTTCAGGAATTACTGAACAAAGTGACACCAAATGAGCAGGCCATCAGTCAGCTCGATGAGGACAAGGTAGATAAGATTGCCGGCAAGGGCTTGTCGGAGGCGAATTTCACCAACGCCGAGAAGAGCAAGCTCGACGCACTGCCTACCCGTGCCGAACTGACCGAGGAGGAGAACCTGAAGGCTGACAAGAGCGACACCTACACGAAGACTGAGGTGGATACGAAGCTCTGGCAGAAGCAGGACACCATCAACGACATTCAGACGATTCGTGAGGGTGCCGCTGCCGGTGCTACGGCTTATCAGAAGCCTGGCACGGGTATTCCGCAGAGTGCAATGGATGCTGATGTTCAGGCTAAGTTGAATGCGGCCGGTAGTGCATCGGCTGACATCGCTGCCGAGCGACTGGCACGCGAGACGGCTGACCTTGCCATCAACGAGGCGTTGGGCACGAAGCTCAATCAGAGCCAGGTAAACGCACTCATCACCGCAGCGGTGGCCAACTTCGTAACGGGTTCGGATGTCAGCACCGCCATTGCAACAGCTTTGGCATCATATAGCACGACGGCTGAGATGAATCTGGCCATCAGTAATGCCATAACCACGGCACTGGCCAATTACTACACATCGGCGGTTATCAATCAGATGTTGTCAGAGAAGGTGAACAAAGTGGACGGCAAGCAGCTCTCTACAGAGGACTTCACCACCGCGCTGAAGAATAAGTTAGACGCGCTGCCAACG